CATGAATAATATATATAACATAGTAAGTGATTTAAGTCTTAGTAATGGTGAGACTAAAAGAATGAACTGTCCTAACTGTAAGGGATATAAAACATTTACAGCTACCAATAATATGGGTAGTCTTGTATGGAATTGTTACAAAGTATCTTGTGGTGTATCAGGTAGCACACGTGTGCATCTTTCTGTGGAAGATATAAAGGCTGGCTTTGCTGGCAGTAAGGAGTTCGCAATGGATACGTTTGAATTGCCTACATACATTGTACACAATCGTGATAATCTAGCTATGCATAGATGGTGTTCTACTTGGGATATTGATGCAGACAAATTAGGTTTGTTGTATGACGTAAAGGAAAGCCGTGTGGTGTTCCCTGTCAGGCATGATGGAAAGATTGTAGATGCCACAGGTAGATCATTATCTAAACACAGACTACCTAAATGGAAAAGATATGGAAAAAGTGGCTTGCCATACACATACGGTTGTGGTAAAGTCGCAATAGTTGTTGAGGACTGTGTGAGTGCAGCCGTTGTTGGTTACGGTAACTTTGTCGGGGTTGCGCTTCTTGGCACATCATTGCAAGAGTCGCATAAAAGGTATCTTGCACAGTTCTCAACAGCAGTCATAGCATTAGACCCCGATGCTTTACCCAAGACACTAGCTATGGCAAAAGAATTACGAGGACACGTGAACGATGTTCGTGTACTGCGTTTAATAGATGACTTGAAATATCGTAACCCGACAGATATGGAGAATTTAAATGGAATTATCACTGATTAGAAGTTTAATGGATAAAGAGTTCTACGAGGATCATCGTGGCTCTCGCTGCCCTGACCGATTGTTTAGTGCAGATGTACGCAAGATCAAGCAAGCGATTGATGCAGCTATGGACAGATACGAGCGTACTGTCACACCTGATGAGATTGAGGCTTTGTTCATGGCTAACAATCCAACGCTTACTACGGCACAGAAATCATCATACAGTAGTTTGTTTGGGCAGATTAAACGTGAGCAGCCGATGGGCAGTGACGTAGCGCAAGAAGTATTATCTAAATTATTTCAACAGGTTATTGGTGAAGATATTGCTAACTTGGGTTTTGACTATGTAAATGGTGACAAGTCTAGTCTTGAGCCACTACGTCAAATGCTTGAGCAGTATGGTGATGACTTCACACCTAATCTAAATATTGAATGGGATGACATTGAACTAGAAACACTGCTTGCACGTAATGATCTTGAGGCACGTTGGACATTCAATATACCTAGCTTGGTTCGTAAGGTCGAGGGTGTTAACGCTGGTCACTTGATTGAGATTGGTGCGCGGCCTAACACTGGTAAGACATCCTTTCATGCCAGCTTGATTGCATCACCGGGTGGGTTTGCCCATCAGGGTGCTAATTGTATTATCTTATGTAATGAGGAAGGCTATCACCGTGTAGGTGCAAGATACTTGACTGCCGCCACAGGAATGACTATGCAAGAGGTAAAGGCTAATCCAAGTAAGGCACGTGACTTGTACGCGCCTGTCAAGGAACGTATCAAGATCAAGGATGCTACAGGACGTGACATGAATTGGGTTGAGAGCGTGTGCAAGGCGTACAAGCCTGACATAGTTCTTTTGGACATGGGAGATAAGTTTGCCAAGACAGGCGGGTTTGCTCGTGCAGATGAGGCACTGAAGGCTAACGCAGTTCATGCACGTATGATTGCCAAGCAGCATGAGTGTGCGGTATTCTATATGTCTCAGCTATCTGCAGAGGCAGAGGGTAAGGTTGTGCTTAATCAGTCTATGATGGAAGGCTCACGTACAGGTAAGGCTGCTGAAGCTGACCTAATGGTATTGATAGCCAAGAACCCGCCAGTACAAGGGCAGGATGAGGAGGATATTGAACGTCACCTCAACGTAGTTAAAAATAAGTTGACAGGTTGGCATGGTAGTGTACACTGTCAATTGGAATATCAGACAGCGAGGTATACAGCATGAAGCTAACACTAGACGTAGAAAATACAGTAACGCATCGTGATGGTAAGATGCACTTAGACCCATTTGAGCCTACCAACTCATTGACTATGGTTGGTGTACTTACAGATCAAGGTGTTGAGCATCATTTCCCATTTGACCATGCTGATGTACCTAGTCAAGCTGACTACCATGAGCGTGTGCAGTGGTATCTTGACCAAGCTACAGTTCTAATCTGTCACAACGTGGCATATGATTTGCTATGGCTATGGGAATCTGGCTTTAAATATGATGGTGCAGTGTTTGATACTATGCTTGCTGAGTATGTATTGCAGCGTGGTGTTAAAGAACCACTGTCGCTTGAGGCTTGTGCAGAACGCTACGAGTGTGACACAAAGAAACAGGATACCTTGAAGGAGTATTTCAAGAAGGGCTACAGTACACGAGACATACCATACAACGAGTTGTGTGAGTATCTATCTGCTGACCTTCATGCTACACAGCAGCTTGCAGATAAGTTGTGGTATCGTCTTAATACAGAGAAGGACACAGGATTACTGTCTACTGTCCGACTTACAAACAGAGTAGCTAAATGTCTAACTAAGATATATCAGACAGGCTTTGCTGTTGACTTGACTAAGCTAGAGGAAGTGCGTGAGGAGTTTGAGCAAGAGAAACAACAGCTTACCAGTGACTTACAGGCTCATGTACGTAAGGTAATGGGTGATACACCTATCAATCTTAACAGCCCAGAGCAATTATCTTGGGTCATCTATGGTCGTAAGGTTTTCGATAAGAATGATTGGGCATCTATGGTTGACCCTTACATGCCAGACGATGAGTTCAGACAGATGGTTGCTACACGTACACAAAGATTATATAGGACTAATGCAGTCCAGTGTTCCACGTGTAACGGTAGTGGCTACATACGCAAGACCAAGAAGAATGGTGATCCATTCGCAAAGCCTAGCAAGTGTCCTACTTGTGACACTGCTGGCTTCTTGTTCAATCCCACGGATGTTCAGGCTGGCTTTAAGTTCAAGCCACCTACAGCTAAGTGGGCTAGTGCCAACGGCTTTACCACAAGCAAGGGCAACCTTGAGTTGCTTGAGGCAGGTGCTAAGTCTAAAGGTATGGATGATGCAGTTGACTTCTTAAATAAGGTACGAAGACTATCTGCTATTGATACCTACCTGTCATCGTTTGTTGATGGCATCAAGACGTACACCAAACAAGATGGTATGCTACACGTTAGCCTACTACAGCATCGTACAGCTACAGGTAGACTGTCAGGTGCTAACCCAAACATGCAGAACATGCCACGTGGCGGCACGTTTCCTGTAAAGAAAGTATTTGTGTCACGATGGGATGGCGGTAAGATACTTGAGGCTGACTTTGCGCAGCTAGAGTTTCGCGCTGCCGCATATTTATCACAAGACGAGGTTGCAATTGAAGAAGTATCTACTGGATTTGATGTACACGCATACACCGCTAAAGTTATTAGTGATGCTGGTCAGCCTACGAGTAGACAGGATGCAAAGGCGCATACGTTTGCTCCACTCTACGGCGCAACAGGATATGGCAGAACGAAAGCAGAAGCAGCATACTACGAACACTTCACAGAAAAGTACAAGGGTGTCGCAGCTTGGCATTCCCGACTGGCTAAAGAGGCTGTAACTACCTCTAAAATAGTGGCACCTTCAGGACGTGAGTATTCATTCCCTGATGTTGAAAGACGTGCTAGTGGTAGAGTGTCACACTTTACTCAGATAAAGAATTATCCTGTGCAGGGATTTGCTACAGGTGACATTGTACCGCTGTCTTTATTGCACATAGAAGAACTTCTGCAGGATAAAAAATCTTGCATAGTAAACACTGTACACGACAGTATAGTTATTGATGTGCATCCTGAAGAAGAAGATAAAGTAATCAAGGTTATAGAGGAGACTAATAATGTATTGACTGAACTAATTAACACACGTTGGAATATAAACTTTAATGTTCCTCTACTATTAGAGTCAAAAATAGGCCCGAATTGGCTTGACACTAAAGACGTGGCGTGATATAACTATGGCTCATTCGCAGAAAACAAAGGAGAAATGTATGACACAATTAATGACAATCGACACTAACAATTACGCAGCTATGGCAAAGGCTATGGGTACGTCAAATGAGACTACAGGCTCTTCTAAGTCTAGTCAGTTGGCTAGGCTACGCATTCACCACTCACCTATTATGGGTACTGCAGAAGTTAACGGCAAGAATGTTAACGTAGAAGTAATTGAGGGTGGAGCATACAAGCTAGAGATTCCAGATGGCCCGACTTACTACGCCTCTGGTATTAAAATGCGTCCATTCCTACAACGCTTCATGTACAAGCGATATGTTATGGGTGATGCTAAGACACCTAATCGTTTCATCAAGAGTTTGATGACGGATGACAGCAAGATGGAATCTGATCTGAAAGATAATGATGGCGGCTTTAACTGTGGTAAACCTGCTGGTTACATCAAAGACTTTAAAGCATTGCCTGAGAAGATGCAGGACTTGATTAAGCAGATCAAACGTGTACGTGTTGTACAGGGGATTGTCGAGTTGGTTAATCCTACCGATGATAAGGGAGAGAAAGTAGATGTTGAACCTACACCTTTTATTTGGGAGATTGATAACCGTGATGCTTTCAAGGAGATTGGAAACAGCTTTGCTTCATTGGCTAAGATGCAGCGGTTGCCACCTCAACACATCATCTCTGCTAATACAGCAGAGCGTAAGATACCAACTGGCGCATCTTACTACGTGCCTGTGGCATCCCTTGATGTATCCAATACTATTGATCTGACCCAAGAAGATCAGGTTTTGTTTGGTGACTTCATGGCTTGGATTGATAACTACAACAGTTACATCATCAACCAGTGGGCAGAGAAAGCTAACTCACGTATGGAAGATGACGACATTGACGTAGTTGATGGCCTTGTGGACATTGAGTTAGATGATGAGGATGCAGCATAATGAACCATCCTGCTGAACTAGCATTACATCAGTACATGGAGAATGCTGTCAAAGGCGACAGCACTATCTCTGAGGACACCATTCAGCAAGTAGCTAATGATGTTGCTGATGCAATGCGCAGACAGTTTGGTAGTGGTAAAAAGAGGGGCGATTTCAGAATACGTATGTCTAATGTGGGTCGTCCCACTTGCCAACTCTGGTACGAAAAGAATAAGCCAGAGGCGGCACTACCATTTCCAAATACTTTTATGATGAACATGATGCTTGGAGACATCGTTGAAGCTGTCTTCAAGGGAGTGCTTAAAGAAGCGGGAGTGACGTATGAAGACAGTGAAAAGGTTAGCCTTGACTGCGGGGATACTACTATTAATGGGTCATATGATATTGTCATTAACGATGCTGTCGATGATATTAAATCAGCTTCCGACTGGTCATATAGAAACAAATTTGAATCCTACGATACCCTTGCCAGTGGTGATGGTTTCGGATACATAGGGCAGTTAGCTGGCTATGCAAAGGCATCTGGCAAGAAAGTCGGTGGTTGGTGGGTAGTGAACAAAGCTAACGGTGCATTTAAATACGTACCCGCTACAGGTCTTGACCTTAATGAAGAGGTTAAGAAGATTGAGGATACAGTAAAGACAGTAAAGGAGAATAAATTTGAAAAGTGTTTTCAACCAGTACCAGAAAAGTTTAGAGGAAAAGAGACAGGCAATCAAGTACTTAATCCTAGTTGCAAGTTTTGCTCTTATCGGTTTGATTGTTGGAGTGATTTGACGGAAAGGGCAGCGGTAAAATCGCAAGCTAAGAACCCGCCTATCACTTCATACATTGGAGATGTCATTGCTGCATAAAGCAAGACGAATGGCAATCAAACATGGGTATCGTAGTGGGCTGGAACATAACATTTCGATTTATCTTGATACACACAAGGTTAAGTATGACTACGAGTGTATTAAAATTGAATGGGAAGACCTAGCCTACCGTACCTACACACCTGACTTTGTTTTAGCTAATGGAATTATAATCGAAACAAAGGGCAGGTTCATGGCAGCAGATAGACGCAAGCATATAGCCATAAAAAAACAACATCCCAAACTTGATATTCGGTTTGTGTTTACAAATAGTAAAGCTAAATTAAGTAAAGGGGCTAAGTCATCGTATGCGGATTGGTGTATTAAGCATGGGTTTAGATACTATGATCGCATCATTCCAGAAGATTGGCTAAAAGAAAAGGGTAAGAATATACACCCGAAGTTTATAAAGTTTAGTGGCACTAAAGTAAAAAGGAGATAGGTTATGGATATAGAACACTTAAAGAAACAAATAGAAGATGAAGACTTTGTTATACGCATCAGACCTTTTGCAGATGATGATGGTAAATGGAGTGGTGAAGTAGACATATCTATAATGGCATTTCCAGAAAATCCATTAGATGATGATGACTACGGGCAGCTTATGCATTTTTCTAAAATGATGTGTGCCTCTGTACCTGTCATGGAAGAGGTGCCAGAACTTCGTAATATCGTACACGAATATGTATTAAATGTTATTGACAACGAGATGGATATTACTGTAGAACTAGAAGAAGAAATGGGTGTGGAGAAAACCTACGATGGCAACGTAATACACCTTAACTTTAACACAAAGACAGGAGGTTCAGCATGAGTAGACACGAGGATTACATGAAGATAATGAGGGAAAAAGAGCAAGCTGGTAAGGAAGCCTACAGTGGTAACGTACTTGATATGGTCAACAGCCCACCAC